GATGCCCGGGACGCTGCCCTTGCTTGAGTGCTGCCACATGCCGAAGCTCCCGGAGTAAGTCGGAGCGCTGACTTCCCACTGTGCAAGCCACACGTCGAACCGCCTAATCTTCGCGGCGTCATACTTTGTCGTGAGCCATGAGAGATTAGAGTAGAGGGTGACATAGTAGCCCGCTGTCTCAAGGGCTCCGCAAAACGCGACAATCATGTCCGAGAGGACGGCCTTCCCGAGGCTCGCCTGAGAGCTGTCCTCGAGGTCGAAGGCGACGGGATAGGTGAGCTTTCCCTTGTATGGCTCGATGGCCTTCATGACCCATTCCGCCTCGGCCTTCGCGTCGGCAACGCTGAGGGCGTAGCTGTAGAAGTACACGCCGACCCCGAGGCCCGCCGCGAGCGCTCCCGCGATATTGTCCTTGAATCTGATGTCATAGTCACACGGCCCGCCCTTCAGCTTTCCGCGCCCGAGGCGCATCATGACGAACGAGATGCCCGCGCCCTTGACCTGTGTCCAGTTGATTGTCCCCTGCCATTTGCTGACGTCGATGCCTTTTGCAATTACTTTCATGTTGTCTTTTCCTCCTGTTCTTGTTTTTCCATCCTGCGTCGCTCATTCTCCTCCACTTTACGGGTGAGCTCGAG